TATACGGGCCTCCGGGAACAGGGAAAACAACCAGACTTATAGATTATGCTAAAACATTTTATAAGTTAGGAACACCCCTAGATAAAATAGGTTATTTTGCTTTTACTACTAAAGCAGCTACCGAAGCCATTAATAGAATGCTAGATGCACATAAACATTTGCAGAAAAAGAATTTAAAACACTTCAGAACATTACACTCACTGGCTTTCTGGAGATTAGGTATGAGAAAAAGTGAAGTAATGCAGGACGAACATTATGAAGATATAGGAAGAAGTTTAGGAATAGAGGTTACAGTTTATTCCAACGGTCAAGAAAGTACAGGATTTGTAGATTCCAACAATGAATACTTTAACTTAATAAATGCAGCCAGAATAAAAGAGTCCTCAATTGAAGAAGAATACAATACAGGAATGTACTCACCTAACATAGACAAACAAATATTAAATATTTTTAAAGAAGAATTAGATAACTACAAAGAATCTTTTAAGCTTAAAGATTATACAGATATGATCGAAAGATTTAATGTGGCAGAATTGTGTCCAAAATATGACGTAGTTTTTATTGATGAGGCCCAGGATTTGTCCCCAATACAGTGGAAAATGGTGGATATTATACGTAAAAATTCCAAATATATTATACTAGCAGGTGATGATGATCAAGCAATTTATGGCTGGGCTGGTGCGGATGTTAAAAAATTTCAAAATATAAAATCAGCAAAAGACATTGTTCTACCATATTCTTACCGGGTTCCTAGAGAAGTACAACGTATAGCAAATAAAATTTTAGATAGGATTCCTGACGAAAGAAGGATTAAGAAAAGCTGGGAAGCGAAAGATAAAGAAGGATATGTGGGTTACATTACCTCTATTGAAGATGCTCCCCTATACGATAAAGACTGGCTCGTCCTAGCCAGAACCAATGATAGACTTGAAAAAATTAAACCTATTCTAAGAGAGATGGGTATTTATTTTCAATTCAAGGGACGTAAAAGTTTTAGGTCCTCATTGTTTAATAGTATTGTAAATTACAACAGATGGCAAAATAAAAATGATCTTTTATCACTAAGCGAAGTAAAAGATGTACTTGACTGTGTTCCTTATAAACATGATTTAAAAGAAGAAAGATTATACGATTTAAAAGAATTTGGGTTCAGCCATACTCAAAGATGGTTTGACATATTTACAACGAACCCAGAGGAGTGTTTATATATAAGAGAAATGTTGAGGCAGGAAGAAAAATTAAAGGAGAATGCCAGGGTACAATTATCCACAATACATTCTGCAAAAGGTGGGGAGGCTACAAATGTTTTATTAGTTTTAGATAATACAAAAACTATCAGAGAAGCAATCGAAAGAAGTTTTGAAAAAGCGGATGAAGAGAATCGAGTCTGGTACGTAGGAGTCACAAGAACTTCACAAAACTTATATGTTATGACAGCTAAAAAGGAGGCTAATGGATACGACATCGAAAGTTTGGGATAAACAAATCGGAGGACAACATTATCAGAAATTTAAAATTCAGCCCAGTGAATTTGTAGTTAAGAATGAGTTGCTTTTTCCTGAAGGGTGCGCTATAAAATATATATGCCGACACCGGTTGAAAGGAAAAAGACAGGACCTGGAAAAAGCTATTCACTTTATTGAAATGGTTATCGAAAGAGACTATGGAGATGAAGTAGAAAAAAGTCAAACCTTTGAACCTAAAATAAAACAATGAAAATACCTAAATTTGAAGCCCAGACAGAATGGGTAAAACCTACAGAATTTCCCGACCTAAGAAAAATAGATGAAATTGCAATTGACCTAGAAACAAAAGATCCTGACTTGATTAAAAAAGGATCTGGTTCCATTATTGGTAATGGAGAAGTAATTGGTATTGCAGTTGCGACAAAACATTATACGGGATATTTTCCAATAGCCCACGAAGGCGGCGGAAACATGGATAAATCAAGGGTTTTATCCTGGTTAAAGGACATACTAGAGGCACCATCAACAAAAATTTTTCACAATGCTATCTATGACGTATGTTGGTTAAAAGCTATGGGCTTTAAAATAAACGGGGACATAGCATGTACAATGATTGCTGCAGCAGTAACAGACGAGAATAGATTTCGTTATGATCTCAATAGTTTGTCGTGGAAGTATTTAGGTTATGGTAAGAATGAAGCAGCGTTAGCAGAAGCTGCATCCGAATGGGGCATTAACCCAAAATCTGAAATGTATAAATTACCGGCGATGCATGTTGGTGCATATGCAGAACGAGACGCTGAAGTTACTTTAGGGCTTTGGCAAGAAATGAAAAGAGAAATTATTAACCAGGACTTAGAAGATATATTTGATTTAGAATCTGATTTATTTCCATGTCTAGTCGACATGAGATTTAAAGGAGTGAGAGTAGATGTAGAACGAGCACATACAATGAAAAAAGAATTTAAAAAAGCAGAACAAAATTTATTACAAAAGATAAAAGGAGAAACAAATATTGATACACAGATATGGGCAGCAAGAAGTATTGCGAATGTATTTGATGTATTGAGACTAGAGTATCCTCGGACAGAAAAAACTGAAGCCCCATCATTTACAAAAAACTTTCTACAGGAACACAAACATCCTGTTGTTAATATGATTGCTAAAGCAAGAGAAATTAATAAGGCCCACACAACTTTTATAGATTCTATTCTACGTTACGAACATAAAGGAAGGATACACGCAGAAATAAATCAGTTAAGATCACAGTCAGGGGGAACGGTAACCGGAAGATTTTCTTACCAAAACCCAAACCTTCAACAAATTCCTGCAAGGAACAAAGATTTAGGTCCTAAGATAAGATCACTATTCCTTCCGGAAGAAGGATGCAAGTGGGGATGTTTTGACTATTCACAACAAGAACCAAGACTAGTTGTACATTACGCCGCACTGTATAAACTACCCTCAGTTTATGATGTTATTGATGCATACAATACAGATGCAGATTCAGACTTTCACCAGACAGTAGCAGACATGGCAGAGATACCCAGATCTCAGGCAAAGACTATTAACTTAGGATTATTTTATGGAATGGGAAAAACTAAACTTCAAGGAGAACTTGGAGTTACTAAAGATAAGGCTGCTGAACTATTTAACATGTACCATAACCGTGTACCTTTTGTTAAACAATTAATGGAGAAGGCATCTAATAGAGCACAGGACAGAGGACAGATAAGAACGTTGCTGGGTAGATTATGTAGGTTTCATCTATGGGAACCAAATAGTTTCGGTATGCATAAAGCCATGTCACATGAAGAAGCACTTAAGGAACATGGGCCGGGCATTAGAAGAGCTTACACATACAAAGCACTTAATAAATTAATTCAGGGATCTGCTGCAGACATGACTAAAAAATCTATGCTAGAACTGTATAAAGAGGGTGTTGTTGCCCATATACAGATCCATGATGAATTGGATTTATCAATAGAATCAAGCGAAAAAGCTAAAAAAATTGTTGAGATAATGGAGAATGCTGTTAAGTTAGAAGTCCCCAATAAAGTAGATTATGAATCTGGAGAAAATTGGGGAGATATATACGATTAACCAGGAGGAAAATATGGAAACAATAAAGCAAAACGCTAAGAAAATATGGACGTTAGCTATTACTAATAAAAAAATTACTATTGGTGTTATTATAGCTGCAATCATAATATACGAACTAGTTATTAAATAATCAAAAAATGAGTAAGTGCAAAAAATGTCGCCACAACTGTCACTGTAGTGAGGATCTTCATGCAGATGAATACGGAACCTGTGCATGTAAAAAATGTGAGTGTGAACCTAAAGAAGAGGGTTTAGTAGTGGATGATACAAATGAGTGTGAATGGTGTCAATAATGGGTAGGTGCTATGAAATACAAAACACTAAAACTTCAAAGATCAGTTCTTTTAAGAGCAAAAGTGTATCGAAGAAAACAAAGATATTTTACAATTGCCCTATTTGTAGCCATTCTTTGGTTAGCATGGTGTGCAGGGCCTAATTTATGAAAACATTAAAAACATTAGCAAGTGCCGCCCTTATTATCACATTTATTACGGGCGTGTGGTTTATTGATGATAGATATGTAGATGCAAAAGAAATAAAAGATATAAAAGAGCAAATTAATCTTAGAATAGATACATACGAATATCGCGAACTAACAAAACAATATTATGAGCTTAAAAAACTTGTAAGAGAAAATCCTGAAAGTATTGAATTAAAAGAACAATTAAAAGAAGTTGAAAAAGAACGAGCCGAGTTAAAAAAAAGAATAGACGCTAAATTAGAATAAAAATGATAGATAAAAAATCAGGACTCCTATCAGGAAATCCAGTATATAAACCATTTAGATACCCTTGGTGTTATGATGCATGGCTGACCCAACAAAGAATTCATTGGTTGCCTGAAGAAATTCCTATGTCCGATGACGTACAGGATTGGGCTAAGAAAATTACACCGGGAGAAAGAAATCTATTAATGCAGATCTTTAGATTCTTTACCCAGGCTGATGTTGAAGTTAACAATTACTACATGGGCCATTGCATGCATGTATTTAAACCGACAGAAGTTAAAATGATGTTATCAGTATTTTCTGCCATGGAGACAGTACATGTTGCAGCTTATTCTCATTTACTAGATACAATAGGTCTTCCTGAATCCGAATACTCAAAGTTCTTAAAAATTAAACCTATGAAAGATAAATATGATTATTTAAATAAACAAACTTCACACACACTTCATGATATTGCAAGAACAGTTGCTATC